ACATGACTAAACCCAATAGTAAAATCTTTACTTAAAATCTGATATTGGTCATAAGTATCTGGGTCAACAATATCTTTTTTATATGACCTGAATTTAAAAGTGAGATAACTCATCTTATTCTTAGGGTCATAAACACCCACTATACCTGTACCAATTAAAGGGCGGTCAGAACTAATATCAAACGTCTGCGAATTAAGATAAGTATCACTATAAAGAACTGTTAACCTTTCTAAAAATATTTCACTAAAATAAGACTTCATTCCAGTAGGTACAGTTATCTCCTGTGTTTGTCCACCGAATCCCATTACACAAACATCCTTATTTCGCATATCAAACCATATCCACCCAAATTCAGTATCTGTTAATCCATGCTGATGCTGATTACCATATTTAGTACTAATAGTATCAAATCGAACCAAAACACCGCCAGTACCTAACGAAGTTGCAGAACCAGCCGTTTGAGAAATCATTTGACGCTCTAAAATAGGCATTGAACCTACTCCATGATTTTGCCAGTAATAAACATAATCCCCTTTAGCTCTAACGTTATTTATTTCTCCTAACTGAACATCCACATCTCTGTAATCATTTGTTAAGAATACTCTAAACGTATCTATAATTTCTCCAATAATTTTTTGTCCAGCAAACCTAGCCCTTGTTGGATAGCGATTAGCATTTATGAAATTAACAGGTAATGCTGGATATTCAAAATTAACTCCTTCACTTGAATAAGCTGGGTTATATGAAAAATCTTCAAAAACTGGCGGATTGTAAGATATTCCACCGCCAGCACTCATACCCTTATTTGATATTTTTTTACCTCTACGTAATCCATAATTAGAGTTGCTTTCACATGGAAAATAAAATCCAATAGAACAAGGCTTACCAAATCCAGCATTATTTAATCCATATCCATAATCAACTAAATTTGTGAAACAATCTCCACCACCAACTTGAATCCCATTAAATAAATAAACATCGGTTAAAGAAGATAAATCTCCAGTAGCACCAGAAGTTCCATCAGTAACAACATCTCCAACAGCAAACGTACCAACTAAAGGAGTAATATAAACATTACTTCCTATTACACTTGATACAGTGCCAATAGCCCCAGAAATACTTCCTGTAACAGTATTAGTTACACCAAAAACACCTACAACATTTGTAAGAACCAATTTAGTAACTTGAGTATTGGTTAATGTAGTCGAATCTATTTGTTGATAGTGACCAGTTGAAATATATAAAGTATTAGCAACGGCACTATCCCCAGTTCCACCATAAGGATTAGTTAAATCTTTAACATAATTCATTATGATTTTTTGTTGAATACTAGAAGTTGCTGTATAATTTGTAGCGCCAGCTGGATAATTATTATAATGCTTAATATCTGGCATATAAATAATAGATTTTTTACCACCAGTAAAAAAACGATTAGGGACTGCAAAATACATAGTTTGAGCACCCGCTGGTGGAACAGCACAATCAGTATTAGTAAAATTATTTACATAACATTCAGAAATATCATTTAAATAATCAGTACCTGATATACCAAATACATTTGTAACATTATCCGCCTCATCTATATCTAAAAAATCTTCTATTGTAGCTATTCTTAATACTCCAACAGAAGATGGGTCTTGGTCTTGATTAAAAAATTTAGCATAAACATTATAGTAATCTAATGCTGCACTTCCAACACTTCTATATGTAACAGGCTGACCAAATCCATCAACACCCCACTGAATACCACTTACCCAGCAAGCTTCTTCCATTTTATCACCAGCCCCTACTATTGTTTGTTTCTCTGGAAAATCAATTAATAAATTATCTGGAGAAATCCATGTATAAACTTTATCGGCAATTGTTGCCACATTATTTAAAACACAATCACTAGGTTTAATTTGATTAGGAGTCCCCGCCAAATAATTATTTTGCATAGTAAGACCCTGAGCAACAATCCTAACATCTCTTGGAGAACGAACAATGCTAAACCCATCTATTTGGTCAATTATTTCTTGACTTAATTCTAAACCATCAATATTAATTAAACTTGGATTTAACGACCACATATTTTCTCCCAAGAAATTATCTGCCCGCATTAATCCTAATTTGTCTGCAATCAAAGGCATTTTATAATCACCTATCCATCTTACGTAAAAAGGATTCCCTTTTTTATCATAAAATAAAACACCAAATCTATATGTCTCATGCGACCAATATCCTCTATGAGTAGACGCTATTAATGGGTCTTTATAATCCCACGATATAGTTCTTAATAAATTAGCATTAGGAACAAGCGCACCATTTGAAGCTGTATATTTATTTAAGTTTGCACATGGTCTAACCGCACCACTTCCTGTAAATGTAATTGTATTTTGAGCATTAACCCCAGTTATAACATCTCCTGCAACATAATTATTTCCATTATAAAAAACAGTATCGGTTGTTAAATTACCAAATGTTACAAGCCAACGTGACCACGGAATAATTGTTCCAGCGGCAGGGTTTGCACTATTAGCAGCTGGAAACGAGGGCGCTACATTTTCGTATCCATATTGATTAACACAGCTACCACTACTACCACCATCATCGCTATGCACTGGCATAGGATATTCAAAAGAACTTATTGTAACAGTATCTTTACTAAAATCTAATTCACTTCTTTCAACAATATTAGCTATTATATTATAGTTTTTATTTGTTGTAATTGTTTTACATTTAAGAATACTCGCTGGAAATAATGTAATGTCATCTAAAGTTAAATTACCTTTATTAACATTGCCAAAATCCTCTAGAGTCATATCAGTTCCAGTAATAGTAGCTTCCGCAACTATAGAAATAGCATAAGGAGTATCATAAAGCTGTACGTATTCAGCACACGCTAATTGGATAATATCAAAATTAGTATCTATTCCAGTTACATTAAGTTTAATTGATTTATCACTTACTACTACAGTAGTGGTAGAGCCATCGCCAACAAAATCAGTATATGGATTAGGTGGAGAAATTAATGCACTTGCTTCATTTTCAACACCTATATGAATTGGATAATTTCCATACGACCATGAAGTAAAATATCCATCTCCTTGTTTACCAAGTCTATAGAAATACATGTGAGAGCCACATCTCTTAACTCCAGTTCCATATTCGTAAAAACTCATATTTCCTAATGAGCGAGATGGAGTCCAATTCAATAATTGATAAGGAAAATATTTAATAACTAATGCTTGACCGTCCGCTACAGTATAATTAGCATTAACAGCTGTAAAAATATTACCAGCCGTTAATCCAATACCATAATTGACAGCATTGTGAGTAACAGCTCCACTTATAACCATATAATCAACACCGACTACTAAATCTCCACTTGCATAATATGTAGTAAAGATTGGATTTAAAGTGTCAAACACTCTTGGTTCATTGAAATAATCTGTCCAATAAACCCTGCCTATATTGTCATTCTCAGGAAAAGCAAAGCCTTCTATTTTATACATTTTAGAAAACTTCAATTGTTCGTGAACATAAAGCGGAACATATCCATCAAATGTCCATGTATTAACTCCAACGGTTATGGATTGTGGGTCGGAAGCGATACTCTGACCTATGTTAGTCAAAAATAATACGCCTATTGCTCCATAACCGCCACTAGACGATTCATTGTTTGTATGGAAAACAATCAACTTGTCAGGGAATGAGATAAATCCTATTGGCATCGGCGCATCTTGAAAAGACGCAACCACTGCATCATAGGCTATTGGTAATGTGAAAATAAGTCTATTTCCTAACACATCTTCAACGGTATAATTATTACCATCATGTGTTATTACTTGAAAATTTCTGGCATCTCTATAAGTACCATCTGGCTGCAAAAGAACACTACTGTCCTTATTCATGCCGCCTTCAAAGGTATTAGTATGGTCGAGTATATTTTGTCCTACTTGCATTATAAGCCCATTATATTAGTTCCAAATCCAAGTGTAGTTCTCATGCCTATTGCAAGTCCGCGTCCCGCATAAGGGTCGCTAATCATTTGTGCAATACGTTCTCTTTCAGGAGG